TACATATTATCTCCATGAAGATGGAATAAATAAAATAGATTTGAATGGTGCATCATCAGCGATCACAGCATTTGTACAATCAGGAGATTTTGATTTACCAATAGATGGTGATGGTGAATTTTTATTACATGTACGAAGATTTTTACCGGACTTTAAAAATTTACAGGGTAATGCTGATATAACAATAGCAACTAAAAATTTTCCTACTGCAACTATAAACACATCTGTGTCTTTTGTAGTTTCTACAACTACAGATAAAGTTGATACAAGGATAAGAGGTAGATTAGCAAATATAAAAATACAATGTGATGCTGTAGATGAAACATGGCGTTTTGGTACATTTAGAGCAGATGTAGAACCAGATGGTAGAAGATAATGGATCCGATAGAATTACAAATACAACAACAAATAGCTGAAACACAACAACAACCAGGCTTCACTAGTTATCAACCATCTTTTATAGAAGATACTATGATACCTATACCTAAACCTGTGGTGCCAGAGGCTGATGTTCCTAATCCAGTAAATCAAACAGTTGGTGGATTAAAAAATATTATAGATAGTGCTATTAGAGTAGGACGACCATTTGTTAATCCAAGACAAACATTTTTAAATTACGCAGCTAATAAAGCTTTTGGTCAACAAGGGGCTGCTCTTTTTAATGTAGGTATGGGTATTTTACCAATTGCTGCACCCATGATAAAGAAAGCTGCTAGTGCAGTTGGACGTGCTCTTAGACCAGACCCACAACAACAAGGTATTGCTGCTTACATAAATCAAGTATATGGAACAACGCCTACCGGACAAATAGCAACAGGACCTATGGCAGGATATAATACAATGGGTGGTTTTGGATCTCCTGGAGCAATAGATTCTGCAATAAGTAGAATTGGTAGAATAGCATCTTCAAGAAGAAAAAGAGAATCTGGAGCACTTGAGAAAAAACAAAAAGCCCTAGAAAATTATGTAAGTAATGTTCAAAAACAAATGACAATACAAAAAGGTGGAATAGGTGCTGATAGATTAGTTGAAAGAGATAAACCAAGTATGAATATACCTGATAGAAACAGAGGACAAGTACCAACAAGAACTACTCCTAGCAGACCAAGTGCAAGTATACCAGATAGAGGTAGAGGTAATATTGG